TTTCTAGTTTTTCTTTTTCTAGTTCCTCCTACCTTTTTTTCTGCTTGTATTTCTTCTTCTTCCTCTTCCTCTTCTTGTGTTTCAGATTCTGTATCGGATTCTGTATCGGATTCTGTATCGGACTCTGTATCGGACTCTGTATCGGACTCTTGATTCTTTTTCTTCATATTCTTACAAATTGGACATTTGCAGTTTTCCTTGTGGTTATTAGATCCTCTCCCATTAGATCCTCTCCCATTAGATCCTCTCCCATTAGATCCTCTCCCATTACTAGATTTTTTCATATTACTAGATTTTTTCATATTACTTTTATTTTTTTTACTACCAGATGCATTTTTCATATTATTACAAATAGGACAATCACACACTTTTTTATGACCATTTTTTTTCTTTGGTCCACCCATTTTTTTTTCTTGTTCTTTTTCTAGATCCTCTTCATAACCATGTCTTTTTGCTTTTGCTTGCATATTTTCACAAATATGACATTTGCACTCCATTTTATGGCCATTTTTTCTTTTTCCTCCTATTACATTAGCTTTATCTATACTTTCCATTATAAATTATATATATATAAAATTATTTATAAATAAGTATTTAATTTATTTTTCATTATAAAATTTTTATAATGAAATTTTTAGTATATTTTATACAATCTACTTGGCTTCAGAATTTTGACGAGGAGGTCTTCCACGTGGCTTCACTTGCTCTTTTTGTTTTACAAGTGTCCACTCCTTTTTATCATCTGTACCAGTTTCTCTTGGTCTCGATTCTCTTGGTCTCGATTCTCTTGGACCCGATTCTCTTGGACCCTCACCTCTGGCTCTTGGACCCGATTCTCTTGGACCCGATTCTCTGGCTCTTGGAGTATATTCTCTTGATCCCGATTCTCTTGATCCCGATTCTCTTGGAACACGTTGTTGTCTTGGACCCGATTCTCTTGCACCAGATTCTTCTCTTGATTCAGGTTCCGAATCAACGCCCTTGTAAGAAGATCTTGCAATCTTAAACTCGCGTCTTGTTTCACACATCAACTTTCCTCCCTTAATTCCATTCACATTTGAAACCTGCCACTCATGTGCTCCTTCTGAACTTTTTACAAGTGAAAACTCAACATACTCGCCTTGAATAAGGTACTTGTATTGTTGACTCTCTACTTCAAGAGCACTATGGTGTACGAAAACATCAGAGCCTGATTTGTCACCATCGGTGACTGTAATAAATCCATAACCTGCACTATTATTAAACCACTTGACTCTTCCGGTTAAGCGCTCTGAGGGTGTAACGACGTCGTTTGTAGATGACATTATATTATAATGTATAATAATAAGATATCTTTATATCTTTTTTTAAAAATAATATTTATCTACAGAGAACCAGATTGAGTTATATAATATATATGTGTCAATACAAAACGTTCTAAATCTTCTTTTTTATTTACATCTATGTCATTGTCATCAATAGTTGAAAAATCATATAATTCAATATTGTTGTGTGAAATATATTCAAAAATAGGAATCATATTTATCACTTCTACTTCCGCATCATCAGGTAATGTAAACTTATTTATTTTTGACATGTACAACACATAATTATATATGGTAAGAGAAATCATTTTAAGTTTATTATCTTTTTTTTCATTTGATTTTTTATGAATACTTTTAAAAATATTAAAAACAGCTTCAATATATTCAGGCATTTTGTCGTACTTATTTTTTGATTCAGACATTGTATATACTATATTGTTGCTTTTAAATTATTAATGAATACTATATATATGAAAAATATTTATGGTATTTATTTTATTTGTTGTATAAATAATTATTTAGAAGTTGTTGAAGAACAATTATCTATTTTGAATGAAGGTTTACTGCAAAATACAAAACAATTAATTATATTTATAACAAATTATACGCATACATCTATAGAATTAGATAATATTATTAGTAAATATAACATTGACAATGCAAAGTTTATATTAGTAACATCATCAGAAAATGTATATGAAAAATTCGCTATAAATAACTACAAAAAATATATTGTAGACGATGATTACTATTTATATTATTTCCATACAAAAGGGTTAAAAAATAAAGAGGATCCATTGATGAATGTATTTTCATCTAGGAGGCAAATATTAAACTACTATACGCTAAAAATGTACAATATCAATATACAATTACTAGAAAATTATGATGTAGTTGGTTGTAGTCTACATTTGTATCCGAAAAAACATTTTTCAGGAAATTTTTGGTGGAGTAAATCTAGTTATGTAAATCTATTGCGAAATATAAATGATAAATATCTATCCCCGGAAATGTATATATTATCTAATGATGCATGTAAGTATATATCTTTATCAAATAATACAAATAATATTTTGTATGAGGATTTTACTTTTCATGATCATAGTACAATAGAAAAAAATATTACTACAGATTTTATTATTATTGAACCTCATAAGGACTTACTACATTTATGTGAATAAATTATAATTTATCAATTTCATTTCTAAATGTATTCACAAGTAATTCATATTTTGGTTCTTCTTCAAAGTTCAATGTTTTAACATATCTCATGTATTCCTTTAAAATTGTTGGAACCACTATAGTATCGTTTATTTCTCTTTTTAATTGAATAATATCTACATCTTTATTTTCTAAAAAATTTATTTCTCTCCATGGTAGATTTCCAAGACTAAAATAAGTCAACATGTACCCTAATGATTCCAAATCATCGCGTCGACTCAACTCCATATGTTGATGTGCATGTATACTACAATATGTCAAGCTACCTATTAATCCTTTGGACTGCTTCATTACTACATGTTTTTCATCCTTTATATACGTTTTACATAATCCAAAATCTATTAAAAATAACTGCTTTGAATTGTTACCAAGCAAAAAATTATCTGGTTTTATATCTCTATGAACCAAACCTTTTTCATGAAGAGATTTTAATAAATACAATATTTGAATACCTATTTGGTAAACGAGCTTTAGAGAGAAGACTAGTTTATCTTTTAAGAGCTGATCTAATGACTTTCCTAGCAATGGTATTACCATATAATAATTTTCTTCATCTTTACCATACCATTTGACTTGTGGAATGCCAGACGTACCCAATAAGTATTGGTAAATTGTGGATTCATTTTTTAACAAGTTTGCACCGAATTCAATCCGCTCTACTTTAATAGCAACTTCTTCTCTCGTTCTACAATTTACAGCTTTATAAATGGAACCAAAAGAACCCTCGCCTATCTTATTTAATAATGTATATTTATTATTAATCATGAATATCAATAATAAACAAATACAAACAAGTTTTTAAATAATAATATATATTGTTAGTAAATTATTATTTAAAGTGTAAAAATATACAAGGTGAATACATGTGTTGAAATCATTATGAATTGCTGAATAATCATTGTTATTTTTGTAAAAGGTGAAGAAGGGAAAAACTCTGACATTCCTACACCTGCTTGTATAGTGGTACTTAATAAAATAAAATCCAGAAAATTTCTTTTTTCGTCGTATTTATTCGATTTTTTATTATATAATTCACTATCTAAACTTTTAAAATCATGCGAGTAGGATGAATATATTGAAGCAAATATAATTATACATACAATATGAAACACGACAGTTCTAATGACTATTTTCATATATATATATACCTTTAAAAAATCCACTTTTTAAAAATCCACTTTTTTAAAAAGTGGAGCAAAAATATAAACAAAAATATAAACAAAAATATAAACAAAAATATAAACAAAAATATAAACAAAAATATAAACAAAAATATAAATAATTGAGGTTTTTATAATATATATATTTTGCTGTTAGCTTCTTCCAAAGCGGAACCTTTCTACTACGTAGTGAAATGTGGATTTAGACGTATAGCGACTGGTTCGTAACAACATATTTCAGTGTTAGACCAGGAATTTCTTTCAACTTGCTCAAAAACGCGATGTTGCCAGTCATTTCAGCAATTTTTTCCATTTCCGATGAAATATTATTGATTTTTAAAAGCGCCTTGACAAACTCTCCTAAAAAGATTTCCTTTTCCTTTCCAATTTTATAAAGAAGAAATTTACACGACTCTATATCCGGCGCATTGCACCATTCCTCTACATATTCTAGCAAGTCATAATGGATTGAATAATCCATCCCAGAAACAATATTGTGTTTCAATTCACTATCTTGAAAAAGCTTATACATTTCAGCGACTTGTGTTACTATGGTTGTTACATTTTTGTCATCAGATTTTGGGAAAAATGCCTTAAAATCTTCTTGAACTGATATATTTGTAAAGCAGCTAAAGAGCGCAACCAATTGTGTAGACGATAAATGGTCCAATTGATTGGTATTTAAAATGTTTGCAAATATAAGACAATGTATTTCTCGCAACTGGGCTGCAATTTTGCCCTTAAGTGACAAGGTTGTTTCGTCTTCTATAAATGCTTCTTCTCTTAAAAGCAGCAGGACTTTTTCTACTCCAGAATGAAAATATGTATTTAATTGTTCCATTTCTTTTTGAAGGGCAGCGACTTCTTGTTCTTTTTTGGACACACTTTGATAAGAAATTAAGTCTTGTTTTAAGAATTTATAGTTATCTTCTATTTCCTTTTTTGTTTTCTCTACTTCCTTTTTCTTCTTATTGGAGAACATATCGGCGTGTTGTTGAAGATTCATATAATCTTGTAAAACATGTTGCGGTGTTCTTAAATTGCATGCATATTGTGACGCATTATCGAGCGCCGTTTGCATTTCACTTATTTTGTAATAGATCGCCTTTTGTTGATTATCAATGTCGCCAGTGCTCATACTACGGCTCGCGAATGCCACCAAGTTGGTGTCGCCAATATCAAGCAAATTGAGGAGTAAATTGTAGGAAATCTTGAACTTGGATACGAGCTTCTGCGGTTTTCCATTCATCATTGTTTTGTAGGAGATATGGTCTACGTTTCGGAAGAGATTATTGAGATGGATTACATGACCAACTTTGTCTAAGCCGAGACGTCCACTACGACCGCTGCATTGTGTGTACTCGTGACTATATAGCATGCGGTTTATTTCTCCGTTAAATTTATTTATACCAGTAAATATACAACTTTTGACCGGTAAATTTATGCCTACACTCATGGTCTCAGTACAAAATAATACCTTAATAAGTCCGCGTGCAAATAGCAGTTCAACCATTTCTCTCAATATAGGCATTAATCCAGCATGATGAATACCAACGCCTTTTCTTAAAAGTTTCACTAAATTTACGTACTCCGGCAGATGTAAATATTCTTCGTAGTTTGGCAGCTTACGAATAATTTGCTCGCATTCGCGATCAATAATATAAGGCACCTTGCTATCAAATTCTAGCAAATTTGTTGTTAACTCTTCGGCGCATTTTTCTAATTGTTTTCTGCTAAATACATAGCATAAAGCAGGCAACATTTCTTGTTGGACCAAATATTCTGTCACCTTATTTAAAACATGTTGACGTTTTACGCGGATATCATGTTTTTCAAAAAGTTTCAATATTTTTACATTTGACTGATACTGAATATCATTAAATACATTTTTCTCATCTTGAATAACAAATGGTTTATTGGTAGCATTTCTTATTTCTTCTTGTGTTGCCTTATCTTTTATGACTTTATTTATACCATTATGTACTGAAATAAAACTATAATGAATTAGAGGTACTGCTCTTACTAATTTTTTTGTTAAAAATACTTGTTTACTATCTTGACTTACTACATCACCTCTCATTTCTAACCAATATGCAAACTTTTCAGGATCATCTAGTGTGGCAGAAAGGCCTACTATTTGAATATGTCTAGGCAACATCATAATAGTTTGTTCCCAAATTTGGCCTCTATTTTCATCATTAATCATATGTATTTCGTCGAACACTACACAACCTAATTCATTTTCAATATCCATTTCAAAAGATACCGAAGAATTTGTACCAGTTGATGTACTTTTTGTTTGGTAAAGTTTGTTTAAAAGAATTTCTGTTGTCATAATAAGCACATCTGCATCTGGGTTTGTTTTGATATCGCCTGTAATTAAGCCAACCGATAAATGCTTATATTTTTGTGTAAAATTATAAAATTTTTCATTTGAAAGAGCCTTCAAGGGCGTAGTATAAATAGTTCTCTTTCCTTTTGAATGGAAAAAATTTAACGCAAATTCACCTGGTAAAGTTTTGCCAGTTCCAGTTGGGGCCGTAATTAGCACATGGTTACCAGTAACAATACCTTCAATTGCCCATTTTTGAAAATCATGTAAATCATATGGATAACTTTTATAATACTCTTTATACTCTTCTTCTCTCTCTTTTGGATAATTATATGAGCATACTTTTACCATAATGGGTTACATATAATGTGCGTATATGTTTATATTGTTTACATAATAGCTATATCTTTGTTTCTCTCTACACTATCTAAGAAAACTCCTCTTTTAATTGGAAAAAACGTCCCTACAGGTGTAGGGCTACTCTCTCTTTTTTTCTGGGGAAAGTTTTTTCAGAAATTCAAAAATGGACATTTATTTTTGTCCATTTTTCGAAAACCCAAAATACTTTGCTCAAAACGCCGGCCGTTGTGACCATAATTGAATTTTATGGTGTGGTTACCAAAAAAATAATTATAAAAGTGTTATCATAATTTTTTATTTATAAATACTTAAATAATAATAATGTGTTAATCTATGGACACTTTAGGAAACGGATTTCCGGCAAATCCGGCATTTAAATACTTTTGCAATTTTTGTCACTATGGAACGTGTAAAAAGACACATTATATCGATCATCTATCCACTGCAAAACACAAAAAACATGCATTTGGAAACAATTTGGAAACGTTAGGAAACGGAATTCCGGCATTTTTTTCGTGTACTATTTGTTTGAAAGAATTTAAACATCGTTCTGGTCTATGGAAACATAATAAGATTTGCAAAATAGAACTAGATAATAATAAACATTTCGAAATAACAAATGAAGTAATTATGAATATACTTAAACAAAATAGTGAATTTCAACAATTATTTTTAGAACAAAATAAAACAATTATGGAATTATCTAAAACCAATCAAATCACAAATAATACTACAAACAATAATAATTCAAATAATAAAACATTCAATTTAAATGTATTTTTAAATGAAACTTGTAAAGATGCAATGAACATGACCACCTTTATAGATTCTCTCCAACTCCAACTTTCTGACTTGGAAAAAGTTGGAGAACTAGGATATATCGAAGGTATTTCTAGTATCATTGTAAAGAAATTGAATGCAATGGATGTAACTCTAAGACCAGTTCATTGCACAGACAAAAAGAGAGAAACAATGTATATCAAAGACGAAGACAAGTGGGAAAAGGAAGACGAAAATAAGAGTAAGTTACATAAAATGGTAAAAAGAGTATCAAATAAAAATATAGATTTAATTTCAGAGTTTAAAGAGTTGCATCCAGAATGGAAAAAGTGTTCGTCTAGGGTCTCTGACCAATTCAACAAAATTGTTATAGAATCTATGGGAGGTGCAGGGGATAATGATTTTGAAAAAGAAGAAAAAATCATTAAAAGGATCGCGAAGGAAGTTTTGGTAGATAAATCTCTTTAAGTACTTTTAAAAATTTATTATATAATTCTCTCCAATTTTTTCTGGGGAAAGTATTTTGGGATTTCTGAAAATGGACAAAAATAAATGTCCAAAAATCGGAAACCCAAAATACTTTGCTCAAAACGAGGGCCGTTGTGACCATAATTGAATTTTATGGTCTGGTTACCAAAAAAATAATTATAAAAGTGTTATCATAATTTTTTATATTTTTTTGAGAAAAAGGTTTAGGAACTTTTCTTGTTTCAATATATAGCAATGTCTAGCAATGATTTTAAGCCAAAATTCAGCTGCAAATTTTATTGCACGTTTTGTGACTATGGTACGAGCAAGAAAAGTAATATGGTTAGTCATAACAACAGCTTGAAACATATAAAATCAATGAATGTCAAGCTTATTAGCAATGATTTTCAGCCAAAAATCAGCTCGAATCATTCTTGTAAAAATTGTTACAAAAAATATAAAGATTATTCTGGTTTATGGAGACATAAAAAGAAATGTAAAGTTGAAATTCCTATAGAAAACGAGACAAATAATGAAGACATGTATGATATAAAAACACTTACAAATTTGGTGTTAGATATTTTTAAACAAAATAAAGATTTATCCCAACAAAATTTTGACCTTACAAGTAAGATTGTAGATATATGTAAGAATAATTCAAATACTATTTCAAATAACACTATTAATTCACATAACAAGTCATTCAATTTACAATTCTTTTTAAACGAAACTTGTAAAAATGCAATGAATATAACCGATTTTATAGATTCAATAAAATTGCAACTTTCTGATTTAGAAAAGGTTGGTGAACTTGGTTATGTAGAAGGTATTTCTAATATCATTGTAAAGAATTTGAATGCATTGGATGTAACTCTAAGACCTGTTCATTGTACCGATAAAAAGAGAGAAACAATGTATATAAAAGATGAAGATAAATGGGAAAAGGAAGATGATAACAAAGCAAAGTTGCATAAAATGGTAAGAAAAGTAGCTAATAAAAATATAGATTTAATTTCAGAGTTTAAAGAGTTGCATCCAGATTGGAAAAAATGTTCGTCTAGGGTGTCTGATCAATTCAACAAAATTGTTATAGAATCCATGGGAGGTGCAGGGGATAATGAATATGAAAATGAAGAAAAAGTAATTAAAAAAGTCGCAAAGGAAGTTTTTGTAGATAAATCTCTTTAAGTACTTTTTAAAATTTATTATATATTTTCTTCAAATT